AGCGAATACCTAACTTCTTCACTTTTACCTTTTACTTATTACTTCGCAGACGTAGTCTGCGCTGCCGGGCCACCGGAGATAACCGTATCGGTAGGTGCCTCAATTCGATTCTAAAACACCGTAGTGGTTTTTGAGGAACTTGACGAAGCGGCGCGCGGAGGTCGAGGCGGACTCGAGCGACTTGATCGCGACGCCGACGCGCACGACGACGGGGATCTCGAGCGGTATCGTTTTGACCTGCCCCTCGTATCCGGCGAGCGAGAGCGACGACAGGATCGACACTCCCAGGCCGCACGACACCATGGACAGGATCGCCGCATCGTCCGAGGCCGTGACCTGGATGCGCTTTGCGTCCGGCGGCAGCAGCTTTTCGGAATACTGCTCCTGACAGGTGATAAACGGCTCCTTCAGAAGCCTGCCGATGGAAATGCGTTCCCTTTCCCAGCGAAACGTCGGCGGCACGACCGCGATGAGCGGAACGCGCGTGAGGGGTATCCACTCGAAGCCCTCGGCGCAGGTCTCGTCCACGAGCGCAAGCTGGACCTCGCCCTTTTGAAGAAGCGCCGGCATCTCATAGCCGCGGATGGTCACATCTATCTGGATATCGGGGTAGAGCGCCTTGAACTCCTGCAAAAGCTGGGGCAGCGCGGAGCGCGCAATGCTCGCAAAGCAGCCGAGGCTGAGCTGGTGGCGCTGGGTGCGGCTTTGCGCGGCGGCCTCCTGGCGCAGCGCATTGCAAGCGTCGATAACGCCCTTTATATAAGGAAGAAGCTGCTCTCCCTCCTCCGAAAGGCGGACACCGTGACTGCCGCGATTGAGCAGCGTGCAGCCCAGCTCTGCTTCAAGATTATTCACAAGATGCGTCATTGCCGATTGCGTGTAGCCCAGCTCCGCCGCGGCCTTGCTGAAGCTGCCGCGATCGACCGCTGTCAGCACTGCGCGCAGTCTTCCGTCATCCATAACGCTCACACCTTTCTTATATCTATAATTATTGCCATGCAAATATAACACGCAAAATCGACACATTCAATAACATTTGGTTAACATTTTATCACGCGTAATATGAAATTATTTTGTGCATAGTATTAAAGTTTTTAATACGGGGATGAACAAGAGTGATTTCCGCAATCATGAAAAAAATGATATCCTTTATTCACATTTTTCAACGCATTGGGTTGAAGTGTAACAGTGTGCAGCGTATTTACGGA